CGTGTTATATCCACTTAACTATAGACCCTATTAAATTAATCTTTATAATCAATCTCGTTGATCATACTCAACTTTTGATCTATAGTCCAACTTTTTAAATAACTATTATCATTATCAAATAGTTCCAGATATTCAGCAGGAGAAATCTGTCTACAATCTGAAATCACTTCATCTAATGCTTTTTGTGAAAACTCTTGCCAGTTTCTATCATAAGAACCTGTGCAATTCATCACCACTTCATCCATGGCATGAGATGCTTCACGAGCCTCTACCACGTATCGAAACTTTGTAAGTAATACAGTTTCCACCATATACAGTTTTTTCACGTTTTCACTCATACACTCACCTTTTCTTTAAGAGTATCAAAAGAATCTTTTCGAACATACTTGGGATATGGATCTTTCAAGTTAACTTTGACAGGAATAAACTCGACTCCATCAATTTGTTTTGATGGCCATTCGGAAGAAGAGAAGTATATATCTTCGAAATTTAATTTATTTCGAACTTTAATGATATTAACTTTCTGTTTTTGTTGAGGTTTTGCAAAAGATTTATTCATAATATAAACTCATAATCAGTTATGATAGAACCAGTATACACTAATTTTAAAAGTTTGTCAAGTGGTAGGGGGAGATGAACTCCCCCATTTTAGATCACTTAATCTGAATTTTCTTAACAGTATCTTGCATTTTGATCATGTTATTTAACCAAACTTTTAACATACCGTTAGCCAATTCTGCATTAATAATTTCGACTTTATCAGCAAGTGTGAATGTCCGAGTAAAGTTTCTATTTGCGATACCCTTGAAGATAAATGTTTGTGCATCTTCTTGCGGTGTATCTTCGGTCATTCCTTTGATAATCAATTTGTTACCTTCCATAGTAACTTCAATATCTGATTTGGCAAACCCAGCAACTGCCATTTCAATAACATATTGAGTGTCATTGACTTTTCTGATATTGTATGGAGGATAACTTGGAGCTGATTTGGCTGCGGTATTAGCGATTTCGTTCAATTGCTTGAAGATATCACCATAACCAATAGTAAAGGGATCCAAAGAAGGGAAAAGACTGCTTAGAGTTGTGCTTGTCATAGGTTTCTCCTTAATGTTAAGCGAGTTAATAAAATGTGAACCCCGAAGGCATTCACATTATTATTTATACAAGAAACCTATGATTTTGTCAACTATTTTAGAAACTATTTTGATAGTTTTTCTTACTACCAATAGAATACTTTGGTACTAGTTCCCAATCGTGCTTTTCTTTGTGAGAGATGATCTTAATCTGAGATAAAAATATTGGATCTGGATTCTCTGCCGATTTAGTGTCAACTATAGTTAACAATTCCCAATCATTTAATAATTTGACAATAGCATTTCTGCGTGACAAATCATTCTCTGATATATCGGTAGACTTACCATCTAATGCAAATAGTTCTTTGAAGTGAACAATTGCATAGTGACCTCTTTTATGTAAGATGTGGCAAGATTGATATAGAATTTTATCTTTCTTAGATGCTACACCGATTCTGGTTAGTGTCTCACGCACTTTAAGAAAATCATCTTTCTCTTTTAAGGATACTTCAACTCCATGACCTGAAAAAATATCTGCTTCACTCATTTTATATCACCCTCTATTTTTATTTTTATAGTTTTACCTCATGATGATAATATTTATCAAATCTTAATTCTTCACTCCACCAGTGTCTGTTAATTTCTTAATAGAATCAATCTGTTGTTGAGTTAGAATACGAAGTGCCTGCTTGGCCTTTTCGTTAGAGTATTTAAAATAAGTTTTTACACATTTTAAATCTTCAATTTTATCAGCAGTTTGCCATGGTTGGAATTTACGTTTCATGGATCTAATAGAATGAATATAGAAACTATATTGCATGTCATTATCAAGAAATGCATATTGATTCATCATGTTAACATATGGTATACAATCAGAATGATAGGATAATGCCCTATTCACTATAAATGCATCATATTTCTTAATATCTTCATCAGTCTCTAAAACACTCTTTTTTGTTTGTAAGATCGATGGTAAAACTTCTTTAAATAAGTCTGCCATTATTTAAACTCCACATCAACCATTATTTCGGTTAGACATGCCATGAGATTTATCTCTTGATCTGCACAAAATGCAGATTGATATCCATACTTAGCTAAGTGAAGAACAAGTTGTGGAACAGAATTAGGTTTCAACTCTTCTAGAAGACCGTCATATAATGATCGATATAATCTTGCAGGATCATTATCTAGACTATTGATTACCCATTTTTTACAAGATGTAAAATCTTTATCACGCAAAGATTTAATTAAACTTGTTAATTGGATATTTGATATATGTGAGAGAATACCTTTATCAATAACACCTGACGATGAATATCTCTGAAGTTCATTTAGCACTCTTCGATTATCTGGAAAATGTTTAGTGATAACCGCAGCAACAACTTCTTTGTCATACTCTATATTTTCTTGATCAAGAATTGATTCAACTCTCTTAAAGAATTGTGATGCCATTTTGGCTTTTGAACCATTGATCTTAAAATCAATTACCGAACAACGTGAATGTATCGCATCGATAATTCTATTTTTAAAATTACAAGTGAATATAAAGGAACAATTAATAGATACTGCTTCCATCATACCTCTTAATGCTTTCTGAGCATCTGTGGTGAGATTATCACCTTCATCTAAAATGATGACTTTACGACCGCCAGATAAACTCACGGAAGTTGCATAGTTCTTGACAGTAGTTTTCATAGTATCGATACCTCGATCATCTGATCCATTAAGGACAATATAATCACAACCAACTTCTTGACATAATGCTTTAGCAATTGTAGTTTTACCAACACCTGCTGTGCCAGAAAGTAGGAGATTAGGTATCTCTTTTCGATTTACAAATTCTTGAAATGTCGATTTAATCGAATCAGGTAGAATGCAGTCTTCTACCCGAGTCGGTCGATATTTTTCTACCCATAATAAATGATCCATTCACGTACTCCATAATATATTTTGTTACATCAAACCAAAGATAATTTACCAGCAGGCTTTAATTCATTTTCAATTTCTTCAACACGATGTTTAAGAACACTAATTGTGGTATATAAATGACCAGTATCATGTTCTTCAATACGAGAGTTCAATACTTGAATCTCATTCTTCAAAAAATTAATGTAGTCTAGTTTAGATTGTTGTGTACTCATTGTTCAATTCCCTCAAATAAAGTTTCAAATTCTTTCTGTTCGGCAACTTCTTCTTGAAAAGTCTGTTTGTATTTAACTTTGGCCATCTTGCGAATGATCTTCTTAGGTATCTTCAATGCATCAAATGTAGCATCTAGAATATCTTTAATCTGTTGCTTTTCGGCATCCATCTTTGACATACAAACATTAATCTCATCAATAGAACTTCTCAATGTTGCAAGTTCTTCTTCATTAAAAGAACCATATAAAGTTTGAACTACTGACATTATTTTACCTCACTTTCTTTAGATTCAAATGCAATCCAATAGTCGATATCATCTTTAGTATTTTTAAAATGACCAATACCTTTGAATGAAATATCAACATCATATGTTCCAGGAATCAATTTGATGTTTTCAGTTTTGAAAACGACTTTATATGTGTTTCCATTACCTTCACCCAATTCAATAGAGTTAGTATGTGCAGAATCATCAGCAGCATCAAATGTCAATAGATTGATCGTATCACCATCTGATTGAATTGCAATATGAGGTGATGATAACACAGCAGATGTTTTCATAATCCACTCTAGATCACTCTGAGTAAGACTAAATGAACAATCAATTGAAGGTAAAACGATCTCTTTCTCCGGAGGAGTGACGATCATATTTTTATCAGTCATGCGATACTTAACTTTACTCTTTCCACCTTTAAAGATAACATTAGATGAATCGAAGTCAATATCTGCACCATCTTTGAACAGACCATGAACAGCTAAGAACTGATTAAGATCATAGATACAAAAGTCTTGAGGAAAATCATCAGCTAATACTGCTTGAGCAAGAACAGTTTTACTAGAAGATACGGTTGAAATCTTCTTACCTTTCTTGAACTGAAGGCCTTGATTAATTGATGAAAAGTTTTTGAGAACAGCGAGTGTTTCGTTTGAAAGTTTCATATGTTTCTCCATAATATAACAACAAATTCATTATAACTAAAATAGAACTATCTGTCAACTGAATACTTGACATCGTGTTCATAAAGAAATGCTAAGCAACACATTGCATGTGCCAAGTGGTGTTTTCCAGATTCAGGATCGAATTCTTCACCTTCTTTCCAAGCCCAAACGTGTCTTTGTAAGGCATCAAAGTATCTACGTTTAGAATCTGTAACATATTTCCAATTTTCTCTTTCATATTTTTGAGCACCAAAAGTCAATACTTCCACCATTGATTTTAATGCCAGTGGTGGAAGTAGACCGTACTCAAGTTTACTATCATCAAATTTTCTGCCTTTTGATGGAGTATCCGACATATTACATTTCTCCTACGAAATTTGCCACAGCGGGCATATCTCCTTGGAAATGATAGGTACCAATATGTGCAGTTTTCATCCAAGGACATAACCAAACTTGGCCACCCATCTTACGCCACATTTGACAGAACATGTAATCTTCTGAGAGATATCGATCTGATCCACCACCAGTAATGCTGTCTTTAGTATCAATAACAGTATCAAAGAATGCATGAATGTATCGACTACCATCAAAGTTTGCTTGACCTACGTGATCAGGACGATACCGAATACTTGGATATTGTTTTTCCATCTTTTCAAAGACTTCTCGTTTGATCATCATAAATCCAGTACCAATCTCTAAAACTTCTAAAGGATCAGTTACTTTGAACTGTGCTGTACCTTTCACTGGATTAAATACATAATCACCAGTCAATTTGTCTAGTAACTGTGGATCAATATCAGGATTTTTAGTCAAAGCAGTTTTGACAGATTTCCACTTGATTGCTTTTTTGGGATAAGGACCACCTGAAACATCTTTATCTAAAGCAATCAAAGCAATCACGTCACGAGGATCAAAGTGAATATCTGAATCAAGAAACAACATATGAGTACAATCTGATCGATTGAGGAACTCATCAACCAAATAGTTTCTTGCACGAGTGATTAGTGATTCATTGAAGAGAAATGAGAACTTAATATTTAAACCATACTGAATGGAGATTGACTGAAGATCCAAACACGCTTTCATGTAAAGCCCGTGATTCACTCCTCCATACATTGGTGTGGCCACAAATAAACTTTTCTTGGCCAAATCATCTTTTTTAATCGTTATTTCCATAATAACTCCACATCAAATTAATAATAAAAATCATAACATTATTATATATGTATGTCAATAGACATTCAATAGGTTTTGAACAAAAAAAAAAGAGGTGTCAATCGACACCTCTAAACTTCAACAAATTAGTTACCGAAAGAATAACCAGCAGCAACAGCGTAGGCTACGATGTCACGAGAAGGTTTACCTAAACGATAAACGGATACTTTAGAACCATCTGCGAGAGTCTTAGTGTTTGTATAAATGCACCAGCCTTCTTTACGCAACTCATTGATACGTGCAGAAACATTAGTAATACCAAAACGGCGTTGTGCTTGTTTGGTAGTAAAGGTGTTATAACCTTCAGTTTGCTTCAATGCGTTCAACATGCGTTCTTTAACAGATAGATTTGCGTTCATAAT